TCGTCCGTTCCGGCTGTGCGGGTTTCCGGTGTGTCTGCGCCGGCAGATGGCGGCGAGGTGCGGCGAGAGATCCAGTTGCTTCGATCAGAGCTTGCAGAAAGCCAGCGAACTCTCAGCAGGCATGCGGCAAAAACCGCCGAGATTCTGGAGTACATCGAAGTTTATGGCATTGGGGTGCGTGAACAATGAAGATCATTGAGCCGCTGAGGCTGGATGGCGAGGGCGTTGTGTCAAGCAATGCTCCGGATGATGTGGCGATCCCGTGGGAGCCAGTGGGGGTGGACCTGTATCAGGGCCGCAGCAAGATCATGACGACGGCAGTAGGCAATAAGGTTTATGCGATCGACTACACCTCTAATGCCGTCCAAGACCCAATCAAGGTTTACAACACCGACACTCAGGTGACTGAGCCGCTGGAGCTTGATGGCATGGGGGGTGTGCTGTCCTCGGTGCTGGTGAGCCCGAATGGCAATTATCTGGCTCTGGTTGAGGCGAGTTTTGCGGGCTGGTCGACGCGGTATTCGATGAATATCTACTCACTTGCTACAGGCCTGAAGGTTTACTCAAGGAGCCGCACCGCAAACTCTGGCCGTGTCAGCGACTCCGATGTGCGCCGCGGGATGGCATGGTCTCCAGACTCGACAAAGTTCGCGTTCTGGGCGTTCAAGGAAGATCTGGGCAACACCGAGAACGGCGGTGTGCGGTCTCACGTGTATGTGGTCAACACATCCACCTGGACAGCCGTTGAGAGCCAGCAGACGCCGTTTAACTTCCGTAGCGATGTGAGCATTAAACCGGCAGCAAATGATTCTTACAGAGATCTATGTTGGTCAGCGGATGGCGGCTTCGTTTATGTGTCCGGCACCTCCTCCCAGACTTATTTGGGCAATGAGCACTTCATGCTGAAAATTGCCGCCGGTACCGGGGCTGTTTCTGCCGTGGTATCAGACGGCAACGAAAGCCTGTTGGTGTTCAACGAACTGCGCTCGGAGATCATTGCCACGACGGGCGCTGAGTGCCGGGTATACTCCGCGTCATCGATGGCGGTGCAGTCAGACCGCCCACTATTTTCCGCGATATCTCGCTATGCCACTGACCCGATTATCGTTCTTAATAGCGGGAAGCTGTACGTTAGAGCGCGCTCTGGCGTGGAGCTGCACACCACGTTTGACCTCTCGGACTATTCGAACGATGGCCCGCTAAACCCTGCAACGCCCATTGACCTGGGCTCCGAGTCTGCCGATCACTATGTCACCCGAACGGTCAGCAATGGGTTTGGCTTGCTATCAAAGGCAAATTTTTCGGCAGTTGAGTCGGCTAACCCTCAGGTGTATCCGGGGAGTATTTACACGCGCAACCAGCGGCTGTACGAGGTTTTGTTGCCAAACAGCGACCGACCCGAGGATGGCGTTGTGTTGGAGCCGCCGACCTGGCTGGACCTGGGCGCCATTAATCGCCTTCGAATGATCGACGAAACAATCGGAACGTACACCGAGGCTCCGGACTACCTGGAGATCCTGGTTGCTCCGTCCGAGTTGGTGGACGGCATTGGCCTGTTCAATCTAACGGCTGCCAGTTACCAGATTGAGCTGCTGGATGACGCCGGCGAGCCAGTTTTCAGTACCGGTGAGATCTCCCTCATTGATGTGTCTGGGGTGCACGGTTGGTACTCCTATTTCAACGACGAGCCCGCCTGGCAGACCGATGCCGTGCAGACGGCGTTGCCGCCGTACCGGGGCGCCACTATTCGAATCACTGTGCAGGGGCTGGGCGGCACCGCCCGGGTTGGCGAGCTTGTGGCTGGCCGGGTGCGAGACCTGGGCGACCTGGAGTTCGGTGCTGACACCGGGATCCTCGACTTCAGCCGCAAAGATCGTGACGAATTTGGTGTGGTGCGACTGATTGAGGGGCAGTACAGCAATCGGGTTCGCTACCCAGTCAGCATTCGCAGCGCCCGAATCCTCGGCGTTCGCCAGATCCTAACCCGGTTGCGCGGCAGAAAGTTCGTGTTTATCGGCGATGAGTCGGCCCCGGAAACCTTCCTGTACGGCTTCTACCGAAGTTTCAGCCTGGTGCGGAAGGGGCCGATTTATTCAGAGTGTTCAATCCAAGCGGAGAGTTTAGCGCAATGAGCGAAGTACCTCAGATCCCAGAAATGTCCGAGCCGCCCAGTAAGCTGGATGACGGCATCACCTACACCAAAAAAGCTGATGATTTTGTGGCTGATTTTATTCCCTTTCGGGAAGGGGCCAATGCGGTTGCGGTGTTTGTTAATCAGAAGGTCACCGAAATTGCCGGATCGGCCAGCTCAACGAGCCAGGACGCGATAAATGCTGAGGGCTCGGCCCAGGCTGCCTCGCAGTCTGAAGCAGCCGCTGCCGCTTCTGCCGCCAATGCAGCCCAGTCCGAAACGGCTGCGGGGCAGTCTGCGACAGCTGCCAGTAGCTCCGCCGCGGAAGCAGCTCAGTCCGAAACGGCTGCGGGGCAGTCTGCGACGGCTGCCAGTAGCTCCGCCGCGGAAGCAGCCCAGTCCGAAACGGCTGCGGGGCAGTCTGCGACGGCTGCCAGTAGCTCCGCCGCGGAAGCAGCCCAGTCCGAAACGGCTGCGGGCCAATCGGCGACAGCTGCCAGCAGCTCTGCTGCGGCTGCTGAGAGTTCTGAGACTAATGCCGGGCTCAGTGCCGCAGCCGCTGCAGACTCAGCCCAGGAGGCAGAGGCAGATCGCCTGTCCGTGGCGGGCATGCGGGATGAAGCGCAGAGTCTGGCCAATTCTGCGGCCGCCAGTGCCGGCACCGCGACCACTAAGGCGGGAGAAGCTCAGGCTTTTCGTGACCAAGCAGCTCAGATTTCAGGGTTGGACCAGGTTGAGCAGGCAGTGGATGCGGCCCTGCCCACAGCTCCGGCCCTAATTGACGGCCTGCGCCGATCGGTAGAGGCTGCCAGCGGTGGCCGAATGACCGTCTTTTATACTGCCGCCGGTCAGCCGAGTTACATGGTGCGCCAGGGCAAATTTCTCTGCGAGGATGTCGCGCCAGGCGGTGAGCTCGGCACTGGCGTACATGAAGCGTTCGTTTTTGATGGCTCGGAAGATGCGGAGATCTGGGTTGGTGCTTACCAAGCCGCCATCATCAACGGTGAGGCGGTGAGCCAGCCGGGGCTGGAGCCGAGGGTAAGCATAGATTATGACGCTGCTCGAAGTGCATGCCAGGCCGCTGGCGCCGGCTTTGACATGATGACCATTTGGGACTGGGCTGCCATCTCTCTGTGGTGCATGGCTAACGGATTCGAGCCTCGGGGCAACACCAATCATGGGCGGCATCATGACAACCGCTGGGAGACTGGCACGCGCCAAGATAACGGCGTGCCCGGCGACTCCTCCGGTGTCGGCAATACGCTGACCGGATCCGGGCCTGCTCAGTGGCGCCACGATCAGACAATGGCGGGTATAGCGGACATGGTGGGCAATGTATGGGAGTGGCTCAGCGGCATGAAGATGGTGGATGCCCGGGTTTTTCTAAGTCCAGATAACGCGATCCCGAGCGAGTCCGGCTACAGCGATACGCTCTTTGATCTGCCGAGCAACCGCACATGGTCAACAGTGGATAGCACGGGAGCCGGTGACGCTCTCAAGCGGGCCTTGATTGTGCCCAAAGGCGTGGATGACCCGCAGGGTTATCTGTACACGAATCTGACCGGGGAACGGCTCCCGTATCGTGGCGGCTATCGCGGCAGTGGCGCGAGTGCCGGCCTGGCCGCGTTGGCCCTCTACCTCGGCCGCGCGTCTTCCGTCAGTCTCATCGGGTTTCGCCCCCGCTTTCGCAATCCGTAATCTGTAGCCCTGCAATCCGCTTGCCCTGCGATAGCAGGGCGTAAGGAGGTAAAGCCAATGAACCAGCAGGATCTTCAGATCAGGCTGCACGTGGAGCGGATGATCCACTACGGATATGCCGCCCTGCGGCAGTTTCCGAAATCAGAAAAGCATGTGCTGTCAGCGGAGATCCGCCAGTGCATGTACCGGATCTTGCGCCTGGTGATTGTTTGCAATCGCCGGTACTACAAAAAGACAACGATGCAAGACCTGGATTCGGAGCTGGATCTGCTTCGCTCGCTGGTGCGGTTGAGCAAAGATTTAGGCTTTCTGCACTTCGAGAAATATGAGACCTGGGCGCGCCACAACGATTTAATCGGGCGCTCTTTGGGCAAGTGGATGCAGTGGATGAAAGAAGAGGCGGCCCGGCGTCAGGCTGCCTCACGGAACCAGGGACGATAAATGGAAGGGATTGGCGTTAAGTGGCTGCCGTATCGTGGCGGCAATCGCAACAATGGCGCGAATGCCGGCCTGGCCGCGTTGTACCTCAACAACGGCCGCACGGGTTCCTACAGTTACCTCGGGTTTCGCCCCCGCTCTCGGCTCCAGCGCGGCCAGAAGTTGCCCGGCTACGGCCGTGCTCCCAGTGCCCAGCTGAAAGGACGTCAATTCCGCGGCATGAGCCGAAAAATACTTAGAGTGCTGCGCGTAGTATCCGGCACGGAGAGGCCTGCAGTACTCGCCTTACAAGGTGCGAGAATGGCCAAAACGTTTAATGGGTTATTTGATCAGATCATTACATTTGAAGCGCTGCACAGCGCATACCTCAAAGCCCGGAAGGGAAAGCGAAAAAGCTGGCCTTGCCGGCATTTTGAGCGTGATCTGGAGGGCAATCTGATACAGCTTCAGAACGAGCTGATATGGGGTCAGTACGAGTGTGGCCCCTATCGCAGCTTTTATGTGACCGAGCCTAAGCGCCGGAGGATAACGGCCTTGCAGCTTTTTCGAGATCGGGTTGTTCAGAATGCAATTGTCACTGTTATAGAGCCCATCTGGGAGGCCAGATTTATAGGCCAAAGCTACGCCTGCCGGGTTGGCCGTGGCACCCATTCCGGCGCAGAGAAAGCGCAGGAAATGCTTCGCGAGTGCCTCAGGCGGCACGGGCAGGTATATGTGCTCAAGGCCGACATCAGCAAATACTTTGCAAGTATCGATCACGAGATATTGCTCGGCCTGCTTCGCAAGCGTATTGCTGACAGGCGCTTGATGGCCGTCATTGAGAATATCGTTCGCAGCTACAGCGAGCCGGGAACGCCTGGTAAAGGCCTGCCGATCGGCAATCTCACCAGTCAGCTGTTCGCGAACATCTATATGGACGCCTTCGATCAGTGGGCAAAGTGCCGAAGGCGCGAGCGCTGGTACATAAGGTACATGGACGATTTCGTGGTGGTTCACCCGGATAAGCGCCACCTGCAAGCCCTTCGTATCGATGCAGAGCGTTGGCTGCAGGATCACCTGGCCCTCAGCACAAACAATAAGACCTCCGTCTTTCCCGTTTCGCACACCGGCGGCAGGGGTCTGGACTTCCTTGGGTTCCACCTTTGGCCCGACGGCCGCCGACTTCGGAGGGCCAGCCTGCGGCGCTTTGGTCGTCAGCTGAAGCAGTGGCAGGACGACTACTCCCGCGGGGATATCGATTTGAGCGATATCCGCCAAAACCTTCACAGCTGGGTGAATCATGCCCGGCACGGCAACGCCATTCAGGCGGCTGCCGCCATGCTCAACAAAACCACCTTTAGGAGATCCGCTGATGGATACCGAGAATCAGGACCCGATGCTGGAAGAAGAAACAGTAGTAGAAACCCACGAAGAGTGGGCGCTAAGAAAGCGGCGTGAGCGCATGCAGGTCACCCGTTACCAGGCCAAGGCGGCACTGCTGGAGGCTGGTCTGCTCGATCAGTGCGAAGCGGTTGTGGCTGCCAGCGATAGTCCGCAGCTGAAGATTGCCTGGCAGGAAGCCGGGTTCATTCGCAGGTCGGCGTTCGTTGACTATGTTGGCGCTCAGCTGGATCTGACGCCTGAACAGCTGGATCAGCTGTTCATTGCTGCTGCAAAGATTAAGTAGGAGGTGGTCGTGAATGTAACTGTGCATTTTTGCAAGAGCGAAGATCTGGGCGGGCGCATCTTGCGTCTTTTCCTGATGAGCAAGTGGAATCATGTTGCCATCCAGGTGGGTGACAACGTGTATGAGGCGGTCTCCTGGGGCGGAGTAATCCGCAGGCCTTATCGAAAGTTTGCTGCAGCATGGCGGCGTGTGTCGAGCGTTGATATAGACGTTGCCGAGTCGTTTCCTTTAATCAAATTTCTGGACTGGCAGGTTGGCAAGCCCTATGACTGGAAGGCTATTCTGGCCTTTCCGTTCCGGGGGAGCTGGCAGAGTCGAGAGGCTTGGTTCTGCAGCGAGCTGGTCTATGAGGCTTTGATGGTGGGAGGTGGCATCCTGCCGGACAGGCTGCCCTCGAACAGGGTTACACCTCGTGATCTTTGGGTGGCTTTGCCCTAGTCGTTTTGGCAATTCCTTTGCCTATTATGGAAAGGTTTTTGGGTGCCAAATATTGCGCAAGTTAGGGCCAAATATCACGCGGCTCTACACCATGGTCCAGGTCACCGTGAGTCGGCCCAACTGCTCATCTTCACGACAGCCGCCCGGCTCACCGGCACTGGCGCCGCAGTAGTCGAACACCTCGGGATTCAGCAGTGCGCCTTTCGCCAGGTCGAACAGTTGTGGCGGCATGTCATCGCCCAGACGGCGTTCAAAACCGTTCTTGTGGAACAAATGCTTGAATCGTATTTCCTCGACAAAGCCCTGATTGGCATCACCACCAAAGTCAGGGTCTTCCGAATCTTCAGGCCCCCAATAGGCTGGGTTATCCTCACCCCAGGCCCGGGCATCGCCCTCGTTGGCGGTCAGGATGAAAGTCTCACCGTTATTGGTGAAGCTGGCGATGGCATCCGGATGGTACATGCCGAGGATGCCCGGCCATGCCCTGATATCGACTTCACCATTGCGGTCACTGGCATCCAGACCCTGGCCTTCAATACCATGATCCTTGTAGCCCAGCGGCAGGATCTCCGTGATGGTGGCCGAGGCGATGTCCACTTTCGCCAGTGCGTTGCTCTCCTGCAACGCCACCCATGCAGTGGTGCTGTCGGCGTTCACTGTGATGTACTCCGGCTCCATATCCTGGGCGACACTGGCACCCGGCCCGAATACCCGAACACCATCCGCCACCAGCTGTGCTCTCTGGCTATTGAAGGCGGTAAAATCCGCCGTCCTGACCTGCAGGTTGTCAGGGTCAGTCACATTAATGACGGAAACAGAGCCTTCCGGATCAATCTGATAGTCGTCACTCGGCTCACCCTCATTGGCAACTAACAGGTATTGGCCATCCGGGGTAAAGGTCAGCATGTCGGGCTGCGCACCAACCTGCACTGACCCACGGAGCGACAGCGTGGCGGCGTCGTAAACCGCAGCGAAGCCGGGCGCTGTTTTGGGTGATGCCTCGATGGCGACTGCAACCAGTCCGTCCTGAACTGCAACGCTGTTAACAACCGCATTATCAGCAATGTCACCAACCGTCAGGGTATCAACCAGCGTTGGCGCTGATGGGTCACTCATATCCAGCACATTCAGTGATCCTTCAAGAGCGTTTACCACAAACGCTCTGCGGCTGGCGGCGTCATACCCGGTGATTTCTGCAGCGCTTTCACCAAACACACCGGAGCTATATCGCCCTACGAATTCGAGAGTCAGGCCGGTGACTGCAGGGGGTGCCTCTACTGGCGGAGTGTTGTCGTTATCGGATGACAGGCAGCCGCTCAACAAGACAGCCGAGACACTGATAGCCAGCAGTGATGGTTTGAAAATGGTTTTTGGGTTTTGCACGGAACGCTCCTTTGCTTTGTTAGAAAACTAACTCGGTAGCAAAGAAACCTATTTCACCGCTGTTACAGGATCGGGAAGGAAATAAGACAGGACCATGACATATTAATGAAAGGCACGTGGCGGCCTGATACCACCATGTGCCCATTCGGCCGTGTTATGACAACTTACTGGCCAAGGTAACTCCGGTACATCCACACCGTTTTTTCCTGCTGGGAGATGTAGTCACTCATCAGGGCAACGGTGCCTTCGTCTTGAGCCTCACCGGCCAGATTCAGCAGATCACGCTGCTTGGCGATCAGTTTCCCGAAGCTCTCTACGATGTTGCCCACGGCTTCTTTGCCATCAGACACATCCTTACGCTCGGGCACATCGGACTTCTCGATGTAGGTGCTGTAAGCGTGCGCCGGACGGTGGCCCAAGGTCAGAACACGCTCGGCGATCTCATCAATCTTCAGCAACAGGTCATCATACAGTTCTTCAAACTTGGCGTGCAGCTCAAAGAAATTGTCGCCCTTGATGTTCCAGTGATAGCCACGAACGTTCATGTAAAAAATCTGGTAGTTGGACAGCAACTCATTAAGCGAGTCTGCCAGTTTCTGGGTCTTTTCCGTGTCCAGACCAATAAAGTTCTTACCCATATTGAACCTCCTGATTCGCGTTTTGGGTTTATCTGCCAACCACTCTACTCAGTCGTCGGCTATAACTGAAGTTTAGTTCTTCAATACTTGCGATAGCATAAGATTATATCAAAAACCAGAAACCCATAGGCCGATGCTATCGACGATAATCACAAGATCTATTTGGAAATAATTCTCGTTTGATCTTCAATACACCCATAGACCCTACGAAAACGGAGTTGATCATGAGCGCACTGAAACTGTTCGTTCACAACCACAGTGCCAACGGTGACCAGTCACTGTTAAAAACCATCACCTTTGCAATCACGCACTTCGTGGTGGCGTTCTCCGTAGCCTATCTGCTGACCGGCGACATTCTGATCGGCAGCCTGATCGCCATGGTTGAGCCGACCATCAACACCGTTGCCTACTTCTTCCATGAGAAGATATGGGCACGGTATCAGCGAAATGCAACCGCCAGGCCCTTGATCGTACGGCACAACACGCCCTGAAACGGCTGATTCAGATCAATTACGGATATAACAGAAGCGGGCCGGCTCAGACGCCAGGCCCGCAATCCATACAACCCTCAGCAGGTTCCGGCCCCAGCCTGAGGTTTCTGTTGAGGTTTTTCAGGGCGGTCCTCAACCCTTCTTCAATCACCGGGTGGTAGAACGGCATTTCCAGCATGTCGCTCACGGTCATCCGCTTCTGGGCGCACCACGCCAGCAGGTGGGCAATATGCTCGGCCGCAGGGCCGAACATTTCCGCGCCCATGAACAATCC